CCAGAAGTAATTGATCCGCTATTCAAAGCACCTGTGGTTACTACATTAGCACCACCAACACTGTGACCTGCAAAGTATGTTGAAACTGTATCAACATTGGTCATTCGCATTGTGCCAGCGTCATTGATTAGTATGCCATCGCCTGATGCTACAGCAGTTGTACCTCTTGCTGTGTCGCCGTCAATTAAGTTTATCTCTGCGGCTGTAGAAGTTACACCATCTAAGATATTTAGCTCAGCAGCTGTAGAAGTAACACCGTCTAAGATATTTAACTCAGCAGCTGTAGAAGTGACTCCATCTAAAATGTTTAACTCTGCTGTAGTGGATGTTACACCATCAAGTATGTTTAGTTCCGTTGCAGTAGATGTTACTGCTACATCCTCATTAATTTTAGGGGACGTTAAAGTTTTATTAGTAAGTGTGTCTACAGAAACACGAGATAGTAATGTTGAGTTAGCACCTGCTGGTAACATTAAAGTATTTGTAACAGTTGCAGAGTGCGGTTGTCCGTATACCTTTTGTCCGTGACTATTACTTTCGCAGTTAAATACTATTGCACCTGAGTTAGTATTACCTCTTACAACAACTGTACCTGTCCCATGTGGAGCTAAGTCAAGATCAGCATTAGAGGCTGTAATAAAGTCACCGCCAACAAGAGTTGTACCATTAAGTATGGCACTTGTCAAGGTCTTATTAGTAAGAGTTTTAGTTGTACTTGCCATAAATGTATCAAAGTCAGATACAAGTGCCTGCTTCATTACATCGGCATCACTAATTACAACACCGTCTGTGCCTGCAAGGGTAACTGTAGCCTGTGTAGTTTCACTACCGTCAAGGATGTTAAGCTCTGCTGTAGTAACTGTAGCACCGTCTAGTATGTTAAGCTCTGCACCTGTAGATGTAAGTCCAGATACGTTATTAGCTGCACCTGCTACAGTATCCACATAAGCTTTAACACTTTGTTGTGTAGGTACAAGAGTAGCACTATTAGATGACATATTATCTTCATCGACAAACGCTGTAATTCCAATAGTACCGTCATTCAGAGAACCAAAGTTTACCGCACCTGTAGTTGTGAAGGCGGAAGACCCTATGTTAATAGTACCAAAGCCTGACGTAATAGAACCAGCATTAAGCGCACCAACTGTAGTTAGATTTGCTTGCGTGTTCAAGTTATTCTGCATGTAAGTGTTAATGTCGCTCATAGCGACCTGCTTCATAGTACCTGCGTCATTGACTACAACACCATCAGCATCAGCTAATGTAGTAGAGGTAACACTAGTGCCGCCATCCATTATGTTTAGCTCAGCAGGTGTAGCGGTAATAGCTGTGTTACTTGCTGCAGCCAGTACTGGAACAGTACCACTTTGGTTGGGTAGGTTTATTGTACGATCTGCCGTTGGATCAACGATTGTCAGTGTAGTTTCATGAGCGTCAGCAGTAGCACCTTCAAACACAATAGCATTAGCTGCATTCATAGTGACCGTATCAACTACCGTCTGTGTACCGCCAACAGTCAAGTTACCTGTAATTGTAAGGTTATCTGCTACTGTTACTTCTGATGTAGTGTGACCAATAGTTATTGCAATGCCAGATGTTTCTGTGGCAACTTTTAACGCACCTGTTTTATTAGTGATATAAGAGTTAGTTCCATCATGGTACAGTGCCATGTCACTGCCAGCACCAAAGTTAAACTTGTCACTGTCAGGTACAATCAAGTCACCACTAGCATTTACGGTAACAACTTTAGATGCTTCAGACGTACCAAGTGTAGTTACATCAAGATAGTTTAACTCTGCAGTTGTAGCAGTAACCCCATCTAGTATGTTAAGTTCGGTAGCCGTAGATGTTACACCGTCTAGTATGTTTAGTTCTGCTGCAGTGGATGTGACACCATCTAAGATATTAAGCTCAGCAGCGGTTGCTGTAACTAATGTACCACCTAGTTTTAAACCATTTGAGGTATCGTGTGAAGCAATGTTAAAGTCAAAAGCACCATCAGCGAAGGTAGTATTGCCAGTAATTGTAATAGTTGAACCATCAGCCGTAATGCTATCAAGAGCAATATTACCCACGTTAGTAATGTTAGCATCGCCAAAGGAAGTAGCAGCTAAGGTTGTAGCGCCAGTTACTGCAAGCGTACCTGCAATGGCTGTGTTACCGCTGGTGTTTGCAACAGTAAACTTATTGCTGTCCATAGTCAAGCCACCATTAAGGGCTGTAACACCCGTTACGGTAAGCGCACCAATAATACCAGCGTTTGCATCAACGTCTAGCGTGTCAATATGAGCAGTGCCATCTAGGTGTAAGTCTTTAAACTCTAAAGTAGATCCACCTAGATCAACATCATTATCAGTAACAGGGGCTATAAGACCATCTGAAATACGTATCTGTTCTACTGCAGAGCCACTTACTTCAACAAAGACACCATGCCTATTATTACCAGTATCAACAACTATTTTATTTAAACCATCTGGGTCAGCTATTAAAGGTACAAAGGAACCTTCGTCACTATCACCATCATGCCTGTGACCTGTAGTTGCGGAACTACTATAAGTAAAAGCATCTCTTAGCTTGTTGTACTCTGCATTAATAGGTGCAGCCTTAACGACTGCTGTAGGTACGATATCTGAAGTAGACTGCCGTGAATAACCTGCCATATTTTATCTCCTGTCACCTAGACCGTATGTAACAGAGAAAGCCTGGATGGTATGGCTAGGGTCTGTCCCATTTGTTACATATTTAATTGATATTGATTTACCTGAACCTGACACGTTTGTTGACCTGATAGGAGAGGGATTACCATCGTATATTTCTTCTGAATCAAACTTAGCTTTATCATAGAAAGCTGCAGCACCTTGCGTAGTTATAGCATAGTCAGAGGCTAGAGTTAAAGACGTATCACCATAGTCATACTCAATACCCATTGCTATATTAACTAAGCCCTCTGATCGCATGTAAGTATTAATATTATAGATAGTCTTACGAACCTCTGGATCTCCCATATAGATAAAGGGAGTCTGGAAGTAACTAAATATAGCAGCGCCATTAAAGTCTTCGCCTGTCTCTTGTCGTGATACAAATCCAGCTGAGTCTCCATGTATGATAAACTCTTCTTTATCTACATACCCGCTTGCAACTTGATTAACTTCTATGCCAACAATCTGAGAGAACTCAAAACCTCTACCAGCATCACCGCTACGTCTAACACCCCCAATAATACCTAGTGATTCTTGATCTTGAAAGAACATACGAAACTGAGACTTCTTTTTTAGTACAACTGTCTTAATTGTAGTTAAGTCTTCGTTTGCAGTGTATGAATCAAAGATAGACTGAATGGGTTTTGATAGAGAAGCAAGCTCAATATCGCCAATACGATCTGTAGCTGATATAGGACGTACACCATCAGGGGCTAGGAAGATAAGCTCCCCATTAAACTCTACTACACTATCTGGAGCCGTACACCCTAAGTTACTTGTTACATTTTGTAACACAAAGTTAGCTTGGTTATCTCCTACTAGGCGTTTAATATTATTTGCACCAAAGATATATAGTTGATCACGGAAAGATTTGATCTGAGTTATCTTGAAACCTACATTGACTACTCCCGCTCCGTTTGCAGGGTTGAAGTCTGTTTCAGCTACAGGTGAGCTAAAGTGTAGGTGGTAAGGTTCTCCAGCATCTCCTGCTAAGAATAAGTGGTTATTAAAAACTGCAACTAGGGTAGGGTCAGTAGGAGCATTACTATCTGTAATCTGTATATAGTTACTACCGTCATAGGTAGCCGCTGGGTTAATACCGTCAACCAATGCAAACTTAGGAGCGCCCCAGTTAAAGTTTTCAAAACGTACTTGTGTAACACCCGTCATAGTAGGAGCAACAGGTCTGTACTGACCAGCGCCAGAGCCTACCTCAATATTACCTGTAACTGCACCACTGGCTGCTATCTGAGTAATTGTATTAAAAAAGTTTGTACTTGTTACTGTAGCATCTGCTGCTGGGCCTGTTATTATTTCAACTAGTGCCGCACCTAGATAATCAGTTCCTGTAACAGTAAGAGTTATACCTGATACATCACCGCCAGCAGAAAAGATAGTAACCTTTCTAGGTTGTAAAGATGCAGCAGTAGTAAAATTAATTGTGTTGCTTGAGTGCAGAGCGCCATTAATAGCTAGGTTAGCTGCGCCACTAGTAGTTTGTGCAGCACATACGCCATTCCTGTCATTAGCTACAAGGCTAGAGTCTACAGCAGTCCAACCTATAACTGTAGGGGTTGCGGTAACTGCAGTTGACTCTTCAGATGTACCACCTGTAATAATATTACCTGTAGCAAATATCGCAGTAGGTAGTTTTCCAAAGTTAATAACAACGCTGTTAGATGAAGTAGATATTACTGTACCTGTAGCTGCTACACCTGAGTCATCAGCTGCGCTTACAACACCCGTAACTGTTTCACCAACTGTAAGGTCAGTACCCTCACCACTGGTTACAACAACCGTGTAGTAGTGGTTATACCAATGCAAGTAGTTATTTCCACTAGCAGGTTTTCTTGTCCCGAATATACCTTGTTGTACATCAGCAGAAACATGCACCCCCAAAACAGGGACACTATTAGTTGAGTCACCTGTAAGTTCACCATAAGATCTTGAATAACCGCTAATACGGCGATACCCGCCCAAAAGAGCAGGTTCATAATTAATTAGTCTATAAGCTGATCCAGCAAACTGACCACCGTGAGTAAGGGGGTCTAGGTTGTTGAAAAGTCCACCACTACAAGGTGTAGCAAACGTGGATAGTTGTTCTGCCATTATTGAGCACCAGTTACAGAGTTAAAATGTCTACCTGTTACAGTAGAAGTTATATACAAGGGTGTATCAAGTAGTAGACGCCGCATGTTATCAATACCATCCATAAACTTCTTCTCATGGATCTGCCCACTCTGATCATTGGAACGGAAACGCATAAGATACATCATAGCTCCATCAATAACAACTGTGTTAAACCTTTGAGGTATCACAGACACATCATTGAATGCTGTTAGGTCAGCAGGAAAGGAATAGTAGCGATACTCAATATCATAGGCAGCATCTGGAATGGGTGTAACACCAAACTTAGAATCTTGTGTCTGGTAAATACGCAGAGGTACAGACCTAGACGTAGCCCCGCCAATATCTTCTATAGGTCTAAAGCTACGTAGGTAATCTGCAAATGTAATTACAGGAAGCTTACGAGGCTCGTTCTGTTGTGTTTCGTTTTTCTTAATGTAGAAAGTATCCCAATCTACCTTTGATAAGTCTGCAGGAAAGTCATACACACCCGTACCAACAACTAATGTTTGTGTATTAGTAGTAAGAGTGAAAGGCCATTCCTGCGATATTTGTAGTATTTCTCTTATGCTCGAATTAATAGCATCCTTAGAAAGCGCTTGTAAGTTACGTACATCTAAAAAACCTGACCCAGCTGCGTCTAGCTCTGTCTCATTTATGCGTCTAAGTAATTGATTTACTAGATTGATGTATGTAGCCATGAAAGAACTTCCTTTGAGCAAAGTTAGAGGGGCTAGTTTCCCAGCCCCCCTTAGTTTAGCAATTAAGCCAGTGTATCACGATCTACTGTTTGAGCAGTATGGTCTCCGACTTCAGAGACATCCATCAACATACAGTAAACACGTAGTTTACCTGCGCTGAAGGTTGCACCGTCACCCGCAAAGGTTACGTCCATTGTATCTGCAACAGCATTGACAAGAACACCTGCTTGAGCTACTGTTGGTGCGTATGCAAGATCTGCAGCACCATCAATATCAAACGCAGCTACGTACTCGTTAGGGTCAACCGCTGTACCAAGAATAGCAGTAGCGTTAGAACCTGTGTTCATAGTAGCAGATTCCATTACTTGAATACCTGCCCATAGAATGACAGTATTACCAGGAATAGTAAGTGCCTGAATAATGTCACCAGCTGAACAATCAACCGCACTTGCAGTGAGGTCAAGAGTGTTTTCAATCATGTAAGGCTTCCGTGAAGGATTACCTGCTCCACGAGTGGGTGCTAAAAATGTAGTTAAAGTAGCCATAAGTTTATCCTCCCTTACGCTGCGTTATATTTAGCAGTTACGATTGCTTCTGGACGAAGAATCTTCCTGCCGTATAGATGCATTCCACGGACAATGTCCGAAAATGAGTCTGGGTCACGATATGACTCAACTTTGTTGATCTGCTCTGCAGAAGCAACAGCCGAATCGTGTCCAGCAACAATCACACCGTAGTTGGTGTCCTGGTTGGCTGAACCTGATGTACCTGATCCTGTACCTACTGAAGGTAGGTTATTGGATTGATAGATACGGAAGCCGTGTAGGTTGTTCAATACAAGACCATTCTGGAGACCTGAGCCACCCTGATCTGCATTTAGT